CCAACAGCTGTATTTCCGTCTAAATTAGCAGTAGCTTTTGAAAGTGCTTGAAAACCGATTGCTACATTATGATCTGAAGTTGTAAGGTCATTTCCAGCCTCTTTTCCAATAAGTAAGTTATAATTACCACCTGAAGCGAGTGCGTTTCCAGCCAATTCTCCAAAAACTGTGTTACCAGCACCACCATCATTATTAGATAGTGAGATTCTGGAGTTGTTATCAATAACCATACGAGGATTACTGTTACCATTCGTATGAAAAACTAAATTATGATCAGTTAATGTTGCTAATCCAAGTGTGCTTGCAGAGTCATCCCAAACCAAACCTAACTGTCTTGAGGATTCTGCCATAAATCTTGCTATTGTTTGATCTGAAGAACTTACTGCTCCATGATCTACGTCTAGCTTATAAGAAGGCGAGCTAGTTCCAATACCAACTTTACCATCGGGTTTCACAACAAATCTATAAGTACCATTTGCATTAGCACCAAAAAGTATTCCAGTAGAATCAGGATCATCTACTCTAACTAGCAAACCACTTGGGTTTGAAGATGTTGCTGTATTATAAATTCTACTTAACCAGTCTCCTGTAACTGATTTTTCTACTGCTAAAGTATATGCTGGACTTGCAGTTCCAATACCAACCTTATTATCATGGGTAACTCTCATTACTTCAGCATTTGTACCATTATTTGCAGTATTAAATGTTATATCTGCACTACTATCATTACTAAGTTGCGCTCTATGAGCCATAATAAAAGCAGTATCTTCGTCTGTACCATGCCAAAAAGAAAGTTTAGCGTATGGGTTATTGCTAGTTCTATGTCCTTGCAAAGATAAAATTGGCACAACATCTCCAGATGTACCAGATGACACAGTTAAAAGTGTGTTTGGACTTGCAGTTCCAATACCAACATTTTGGCTTGAGTCTATAGTAAGTGCAGTAACTTTATTTGCTGTCTGCATTACAATGCTATCACCAGCATTTGCAGTTGCAATCGTCATCTGATTATCATCTGACTTCCAACCTATAAAAGCTCCATAAGCATCTGCTGGGCTACCAAATGCTAATTGCCCTAAAGAATCATTAGGAGTAAGTATAGAAATACCACCACTAGTGTTATTTTCAACTACTAAGTCATCACAAGCACTATCAACAGTAACGCTGCCAGCAGTAGCAGTATGGACATGAAGAGTTCCATCTGGACTATTTGTTCCAATACTTGCTGAAACTACTCCACTACTTGTAGAATGAAGAGTCAAAGCATCATTACCTAAAGGTGCTAATATTAAATTTCTTGCCCCACTATCTAAAACTGTAGAGCGTATTGTTGCATCATTTAATGCTATTCTTATGTAATCGTTTGTGGTAGACCAATTATTAGTAACTAAAAAAGTAGTAGTGTTTTTTACCCCATTTACAGTTACATCCATATTAGTTGTATCTACTGTAAATACATCACCATTATCTCCATCTTTTCTAACTAATAGTGCTTCTGTATTATCAACATCTATTACTTGCGTACCTTGTATTATCTCATCAAAGCTAAGTGATCCACCGCCATCAACTTGGAGATCTCCATTGATGACTAAATCTCCTGTGATCGTACCACCAGAAGATATTTGTGCGGATGTTGTGCTAACTAAATTTTTAAATGATGCCATGCTACGCTCCTATGCTAAGACAATTCGTACTGTCGAGGTTGCACCTTTACCAAGTAAGTGCAGGTACACCGCTGATCCAATACCTTGAGGTACTGCTAATTCATAAATTGTATCACCGCCTGCAAGATATAAACTATTTGATGCACTGATCATGTCGCTTGAGGATGAACTAAAGCCATAATATACATCACTGCTAGGTTGTAATATGATTGTGTGAACCGCAGATACATTTAAATTATATTCTGTACTTGTGGTAACGCTTTGTGCGGATTGTACTGAATGCTGAGCAGAGCTAGACATATTCAGTGATTCAACCACTGAATGTTTGGATAGATCAGCCATCTTTTTTCTCCTTTGCTAATGCCTTACCGAGCTTGGCTGCTCTCATGGGCATTTTGGTTTAATCTATGATGCCTTGACTTCTTAGACTGGCATCTGAAATTGTTTTACTATGTATGATCGGACTTGCGATCAGTTTGCGAAACTTAAATGATCCGCATTTTGGACAACGTATTTTATCATCTTTGGACCATAACTGTTCCCACTTATAGTTGCAACGATGACATAAAAAATCGTTTGTTTTCATTTCTTTTTCTTTAATGAAAGTTTTCTTTTAGGCTTTTTCACTTCGCCTTTCTCGTTACACGGCTCATAGCCTTTTTTAATAAAACTATCAATAGTTTCTTTGCTTATGGTATCTAGTTTTCCAAAAACCGAACCATCTTTTCTTTTAAAATATTTCATGTTTTCTCCTATGAACATGGGTGGGCAATTTTGCCCACCCACATTATTCATCATCTTTATATACTATTAAGATGGATTGTTGAAGTTAACAACTCCAAGTGATGTACTGGAAGCACCATGTGACAAAGATGCGCCAAACAAAATGTCGGCAACCACGCTTGTCGCTAAGTGATCTATGTCATATGCTGACTGCACGCGAGGTGCGATCTGCATTGCCATGTACACTGCTTCTTTTTTGAATACAGTCGCAGTTTCATCACCAGTACCACCATCATCATCCCAATCAGTTGAAATGTATGTTGGCATACCATAAATGAAGCCTACGCCACCAGAGACATTAGGATTCTGATCATCACCTCTACGAGATGAATCATAAAAATCCTGCAAACTCAAGAGGTACATATACGCAGCAGGTGATGCATATAAGAATGTTTCACCATCAGCGTAATCGTGACCTGCATCTAATAACTTCTGCAAACCTTCACGTAGCTTTGCAGAGGTTACTTGGTTATCTGTTCCAAGAGTTACATCATTACCAGTTGCAGACTGAAGTATGTCTACTGCCAAGTAGTTTTCAACCTTCTTAGCTAATGCATAACCCATAGACTGAGCATATGCACCAAAAAGGTTTGCACTTTCCTGAACGCGAACAATATCTTCGATTCTCTTCGCTTCATAATGATGTTGATCAACAGTAATGGTGACTTCACCATCAGTGTTGTTTGTGTAAGTTACCGCACTTCCTGCGGATTTTGCGGCGGCAGTCTCCTCTGTTACCTTTGGTATATGGAGTACATCTCCAGAAGGTAATTCGGATGAAAAGTCCATCACCTGGTTACGCAACTCAAACTTACGCTCTGCGTAGTCTAAAATTGCGTCACGCCATAATTCAGGGATGAACTTAGCCGCGGTGGTAGTTGTTACGTTACCATCAGCCATGATTATATCCTTTTACTGTTATTTGCGTTTATAGGAATCTAATATGTTGCTCCAATTCATACGCCTGTCCTCGTCTTTAATCTTCCTTAATTCAACATTGCTATCATTAACTGGCTTAGATGGAGCATTAGAAACACTAACGCGTTGTGTTTTTAGTTTTTTTACTACAGCACGCAATGCTTCCAGAGGTAACTCTCCGAATGTGGCATGCTCTTCTTCTGGTATCTCCATTAACAATTCAGCACGAAGCATTGCTTCTTGCTTCTTTGCAGCTTCAACAATGGGTTCGAGTTGCGCTAACTTTGCTGCGCGTTCCTCGGCAAGTAATTTCCATTGCTCTTGCTCTTCCATTTGAGATACACGAGAATCCTCGATTTCTTTGCGTAATTCTGCAAGTTCCTGCTCACTTTTTTGTGCGCGAGCGCGGTATTTCTTGCTTTCCGCGATAAGATTACCAACTTCGAGTTGCGGTTGGCTTTCTTCTTCTTTTTTTTCTGGTTCTACAGACTCAACTGTAGGTTCAGGCACTGGCTGTGCAACTTCATTTTGTTCTTCGGACATACTGTCACTCCTATATGTTTAACTTTACGTGTGTCTTGCCCACTCGTGATAGGTTCTTTGCTATGGTATTAGCGAAGTCTTTTACGACACCTACTTCAACATCTTCGCCTAATTGTTGATTTTCAGCTATGGAACGTTTAGGCATTTTTTCTGTACCTTCATTATGATTAAATAACTTCGTTCCTTGCTTGTTTTTCTTGATGCCGTACAAATATTGTATTTCTTGATTCTTTTTAACTTTGGTACG